CAGCAGATTCTCTCTGTCCGATGATGCCACAAGAGTTAGCGAATTCTGTTTCTTCACCGTACTCGTTGTTGATTCCAGTTACGTCAGTGGCAGCATCTTCTACTGCTTCACTTACGAATGTACCCACGTTAGTTGGAGATGATACTCCTGGGTTTGTCGCAGAAGCTGAACCATACTTAGTTCCGTAAGAACCGAAGAATGGAATGTTCATTGACTTGTAGATCTTGATACCAGCGATCTCTACAATTCCATTACCAGACTGTCTGGATG